CGTGGCTGCGCCTTTGTATGCCTCACGCTCTGCCAACGCCTCTTCTTCACCACGTTGCGCGGCGCGAAGTTGAATATCGGCTAAAGCGTTTTGACGTTGCTGTTGTGCCAAAAGGCGGTTTCTTTCTTCCGCCTGTTGATAACGGCCAAGAAAAGATGCTTGCGGATCAAACTGGTATTTTTCGTAATCGGCCATGATTTACACCAAATCTCCGCCATATACGGCAGGTTTTTCAAACAAGCCTCTTAAAATGTTCTGGTTTTTTTCACTGCTAAGAATGTCGCCCAGCCCACCACCAAGTGCCCCATATTGGCTGCCTCTAAGTTTAGCGCCTGCAAGTAAAGCATTAGCTTGATCGGTTGCAGCTCCAGTGCTCAAATTACCTATGTTTGTCCCATACTGTCCAGCGTATCCACCAATCTGTTGCGCAGCCGTCTGACCCACCCCCGCCAATGATTGCAGCGGACTAAGTCGAGCCTGGCGCTCTGCTTGATAGCGATTGAAAGCGTTTTGATATTCTTGGCTGGCAAGGTCTTGACCGAAACGCTGGATGCCTTTGAGCGTAGCGCCAGACAACAAGCCGCCACGTCTAGCCGCGCTGCGCTCTAATTCTTTCATGCCTTCCGACATACGGAACGCATAGCCAGGATCTTGCTGGAACTGCTGCATACCAAAAGGCTGATACTGTTGCGACAGAGGAATCAATTGATTGAGCGCGCCAACGCCAGCTTGCCGCCATGGCTCTTGCAAAGAAACTTGACGTTCAAACATTTGCCGCTGAATGTCGGCTGCATATCGTGCCGCATCTGCTTCAGTAGCAGCAGCCTGTTTTACTGCTTGCGCCTGCTCTCCAGTCGCCGCGGCTTCTTGCAATGATCCACCGAGCTTGGCTCCAAGTGCAGCGCTTCCCAATGCGGCGCTAATCCCCCCCGTAGCAGGAGCAAGCGCATATCCAATCCCTGCCCCAATCAGCCCGCCCGCTTTTTTGACTATGCTACCCATAATGGTCGCTCCAAAACTATCTGTCGGCCTTGTTTGCCGACTGGTTCAAACCCAAACCCAAGCGCCAGCCTGAGTGATGGTTCGTTTTCCGGGTATATCTTCACAATTGCTTTGTTATGCTTTTCTGCAAGTTTAGCAAGAAATGCGGTAATTTCCTTACGAATTCGCCATTTGCCGCGTTTTTCTGGCACTACAAAAAGGTCAAACTCATTTCCGTCTGCAATGAATACGCCGCCATCAAACAGCGTTATCTGAGTATTGTTTTCAATGTGTCGTCGAAGTTCCGGTGAAGGACAATAAATTCCATCGTACTTCACCAGAGTTTTAACGATTACATTCCATACGTCATCAGGTAACTTCACGACCAGAAGCCCGAATGTTAATAGCGCTGGCAGTTCCAGCAATCGTGCTGATAAACCCGCCGGCCATCAGCACGTGCCCAACAAGCTCGGGGAAAGTGTAAGTTTCAGAAGGCTGCAAAGTTTTGGTTTTGACGATCAAGTTCTGATTGCCAGCAGTATCCGCCGAAGTCACCAGATTAACCGAGATAGTGGCCGCTGCCGTGTTGTAATTGGTAGCAGTAAATTTATCAATGATGGTAGTAACGCCAGTCGCAGTATATTGCGTGGTTTGCGTGTTTTCGGCGGTTTTTGCCGGGATAAGAACTTTTACGGTAATCATGGCTCGCCTTTATCCAATGATGTTATCTGTAACGGTTAAAAGAATTGAAGGAATTGCCGGAACAGGAGCAGATGCCGCTTGTGCAAGAATACGAACAGACGTATCGCTAACCGACCACTTTAATTCAAAATAGTCGCCTTCTTTTAAAAGTTGCACGAAATTCCATGCTGCAAGAGTGTATCCGTTATTTCCTCTAACCTGAATTTGACTAGCAGAATTGGCAACATTTGTTCCGTTGATTGACAGCCATATGTAAACCGAATGATCTCCGCCAGAGGTGTTATCAAGTTGGGCTGAAAACTGAATGTTATATATGCTTGTTCTGTCTACATAAATTCTAGACGTAGGGCTTCCAACATACACCCCAATAGATAGATCGGTAGTGTTAAAAGTCATCCCGTACGCGGTATTGATTGCAGCAGCGGTCTGCGTTGTTGTGTCGTAAAACGTGCCATATGCAGCACGTTTTAAGTGCGTTTGCGGAAGCGGAGCCGATTCTAATGCTTCCAATCGCTTAATGATTTCCAGCAAATCATCTTTTGACGGCGACTGTTCTAGCCCTTCAGTCCGTTTCAAAAGTTCAGAAAATTGCTCTTGCTGACTGTTAGCTTCAAGAGCTTCGACTTGCTTTTCAATCTCAAAAAGCGCGTCTTGCACAGTATCAGATTGCGATGACAACCTGACTGAATCAAGATTTTGGTCGATCGCCCCTGTTACGTCATAGACCGGCGGGCCGATCTGAAGATCCGCCAGCGAAGTGTCAGTAGTTCCTCCGCCTGTCAAATTAAACAGGTTAAAGAAAAACCGATACCATTCACGCGCCATTAGGCCGGTCCGCGGGTCAATAAAATCAACCCGAGGCGCTGGGATAGTGGTTATGTTGTACGGACTAGGCATTGGTGCCTTCCGCGATCAATTCCGCGCCCATAATGGCAATCTTTACTGGATCGGTGCCGGAAAGCTCATACACTCGATCGCGCAATTTCATGGTCATACCAAGTCTGCGCCAAATCACCCGGCGGCCAGTCTGCCCGATCTTTCCTATACTGCGCCAATGCTCATTGGACCACGTATGGCCGCCATCATCGCTCCAGCGCAACATAACTTGAGGATCGGTTCCTTGCCCCACCCCATCAAGCCCAACGCCTGATTCACAATCAAGCTGCATCATGTGCTGCGCGGATCGTTTCAGATTGTTTTGGCCTGTTGGCAATGCCCGCCAAGACCGCAGCCACTTTTGAATGGCCGTGTCATCGCTGTACTTTTGCAAGTCGAAAGCGTACAACTTACCGTTTTCGTAGTCGCCAACAATGATTTTGCCGTTGAAGTTCATTTGGCAGTTACTACGATGGCGAGTGAATTGCCCATCAACAAATCCGGCTCGCTCGTGCCATGCTTGAGTCGAAACGTCATAAACCCACGTAGCGTTTGCCGTTGGGAATGTAAGCACGTAAAAGGCATGGCCGTCTTGCTGGTAGGTGTAGGCGATAGCGTCTGAAATGGTACCGTATTGCTGAATCTGCCACTCTACGGCGTGCGTAGATATACGCTGCCCAGTGTAACCATTAGCGCGATATACGACGCCATTCCCGCGAGCATCGGCGCCAAGCCAAAACAGCCCATTGTCCAGCTTTGCAACTGAATAAGTGGCAGCACATCCAATTTCATTGTAGGCCCCCTGAATTCGAGCAAGCGGGAAGTCTGCTTGTCCGGCGTCATACCAGACTTCAACAGAGTTTGCCCCAAACAGCCATACTTCTCTGTGATCCACTATGGATGAAATTAGATTGTCTGGCGATCCTTCGGCGCTGGCAAAATCGAGCGCATCAATCTGAGTGCCCTCAAGAATTGCAGTAACCCATACTTTTTGACTGTTAGGCTCAATGAAAACAAAGTATCCATCTAGATAGCTAACCGTGACTGCCCCAGGAAAATCCGGGTCTGTAATCTGTTGAAACACGCCAGTGTTGGCGTTATAAATATAAGAAGGCCCATTACAAGCAACAAAAAGCTGTTGCCCATTGTCTGCCATTGATACAGGGCCGGCCCCACTTACAGCGCCCAATTCGGTCGCCGAATAAGAGGTTGTCAGCTTGTACAGCTTGTTTCCACTTACCACATAACCAAACCCACCAAACGTCCAAAGCCCTCGGATTGGCCCGTCCCCAATTGTCTGAATCAATCGAAGTCCTGGCGCACGTTGAAGAAAAGCAGGCTCTTTCCCGCCTTCAGGAACAATCTCGGGAAACAAATTGACCATACGGCTGTCCGCAGCGTTTGGGCTGCGTGCAACGTAACTAGCGCCGAGGATTGGGGTTTTCATCAATAATTGCCCGCATACACATTGAACCGCTGACGAGTTGCCACCAACGAATAGGGCAGGCTCATGATGTCGTCAGGATTGTTGATCCGCTTAATGTTGCGCTTGGCAACCATGGCAATACGCTGCACTTGTCGCGAAGGCTCTACGCCAAATTCAGGCGCAATCTCGCACGCCAAGTTGTAACGGAAGGCTCGCAAATAGCCAGGAGGCAGCACGATGTCAGTGGCAAGCGTAGCCGGCTGGGTGAGCTCTTGCACCGAGATAAAGTGCCATTCCAGCGTTCTGGTAGGCTTGGGGTAAATAGTCATGGTGATGTTGGGCATGGTCATATTCACCCAAATCACCTGTGGATATGTCGAGGTAACGGTTTTGACGGCAATACCGTTGTATTGTTGTTGATTGATGAACTTTACGCCAAACGATACGTTCGTGCTGGGATCGCGAAAATATGTCGAATCTTCCAGCAGCACCGGGCGATTGCCTACAAAATCGCCAGTCGGCCCAAGCGTGCGCGTGATTTCGTCAGTCGGCCAATTGAATGTTTGGTCTTGCGTGTTATAAACAGCAAGACGTTCAGAATTCCAAGAATCCAGCATTTGATTCATGGCATTTAGCGCATCGGCAGAGGTTTCGGCAGATGGCGTTTCACCTTCAGCCAGCACGCCCAACAATCGCAAAGCGCCATTGATAAGATCACCGGCTGTCGCCATGATTTTCCCCTTTACGCTGCCATCTTAGGCGGCCTGCCTCGACGTTTTACTTGCAGTTGATTAACAACCGGATCCGGTTGTTCTTCTTCAACTTCTTCAATCTCTTGAGGATTATAGCGCACCCAGCCGTGCTCTTCATCAAAAGCGGCTTCCATCTCAAGCGTAGCAATCTTGGTGCCGTGCCGAGGATGTTTCAGATAAATGTGCATGATTTTCCAAATTTTTATAAAAATGGAAGCCAGCCTTTTGAGCTGGCCCCCATTCACAACATCAAGCCGAGCCCTTCCACAAGCCCAGCGCTGTCAGCGTGTTCATGATTTCCTGAACCGCCGCCAGTTGAGTCGCCCCAAACGATGCCGAAGTGGCAAGGTTTGAAGTTGCTTGCACGCTTGATGCGCGCTGCGTTACGGGGGCTTTACCGTAGAATCCCACGGTGCCGCCAGACTTGCCAATGATAGCCGCGTCAAGCTGCGGATCTTCAAAGGCCACACCAATCGCTTTGGTATTAGGCATCTTTCGTTTCCTCGTATAAATCACCGCCTGGCTGACGCCTTAAAAACATATGAAAGTTCCCAGGGTATGCCTGCTCAGTGGTGTGATGCGTGATATCCAGGTCAGGCACAATGACAAGCTGACCGCCTGCATCCCGCCAGTTACGGCAAAACGCGTAGTCTTCGCCATACCAAGTGCCTTTGTGCGCCCCATGATTGAACAGATCCACATGCGGATGAAACTTGTCGCCATAGATCAGTTCAGGATAGGCAGTCATGAACTTATTGACCGCCTCCTTCGTTATCTTCAAAAACCCTGCCGGTGCAGAATGCGCTAGCAAAGCTCCGTCTTCACGAACCATCGGAGTGCCGTCTGAGTGAGATAGCACCGCTCCCATGTATTCCTCTTCGTCCTTCTTGAACCGATATGTGCCGGCGACTACATCGCCTTTCGTTTCAATCAATGTTAAAAGGTCTTGAGGCTTCCATGACACGTCCTGGTCAATGAACACGATTACATCCGCTTTGGCATCCAATGCTTTGCGAAGCATGGTTGCCCTGGCGGCCGAAATGTACGGACATCCAATCTCGGACACCATACCATCTTCCCAGCCAGCCGCTTGAATTAACGGAATTGAAGCCGCCAGGCTATCAAGCGTCTGCTGATAAGGTTTTTTCAGAGTAGGAATGCAGAAGATAACTTTCATGGGTTTTAAGGGGGCCGAAGCCCCCTGTAAAGTTACGCAGTAGCCCAGACGCCAAGACCAATCAGCGTGTTTTGAATCTCTTGCAGCGCGGCAAGCTGAGTCGCGCCGAAAGCAGTAGAGGTAGCCAAAGCAGACGTGGCATGCACAGCGGAGCTGTAAGCACGCTGCACAACCGGGGCCTTACCATAAAAACCGACCTTGGAGGTCGCGGCAGAGCCAATCGTCACGCCGCCAGCGCCAGATCCAAGCGCAACAGCTTGGCCAGACGCGCCGACATTCAGGGTTTCATTCAGATTGCCGTCGCCCGCTTGATACCCATCACCAACTTTAGGAAGAGCCATAATGTATTCCTTTCAAATCGTTTAAAACGGGGGCCGAAGCCCCCGAAGCAATTAGCCCCAAATACGGCAAGCCATTTGCGGACGGATTGCGCTGTAGCCATACAGCACGTCAATACGGCAAGGCATCCGGTCATTATTGATGTCGTACTGGCGCACAACACGGAGGCTGATGCCGTTATGCACAGCACGAGCGGCCATGTCCACACCTTGCGGCAGGAGCAGGTCGGCGGTGGCGAACGTAATCGCGTCCTTGTGGTACAGCAGGTTTTGGGCGTATTGAGAATTGGCCGAACCCAGCATGGTGATGTCAGCATTGTCAGCCGGGAAGGCGGTCACAGTCGCCAGAGCATGCGCGGAAGTGTAGAGCGCCGGAGCAAACTTCAGCGTGCCCGACGAAGACGCGGTGAGGTCTTCGGTCACGGTGAATTGCATCAGGCTGCCGGTCGATTCGCGGGTCTGCGGATTGACCATGTACACGCCTTCAATCGTGAACACATCGCCCACTTTCCAGGTCTTTGAGGCGCCGGTGAAGGTGATGTTGAGCTGCGAGACGCCTTGAGTGGTCGTGGTGCCATCCACTTCAATTCCCGTGCCCCAATCGCCGGTCGTGTGCTGCTTGATCGACTGGCTCATGTTGATTTCTTCCAGGCCCAACACGCCAGTACCCATCAGGCCATTCTTGAACTGACGAGAAATGGTGTCCGTGGGGTTGAACAGACCCTTCATGCCTTCCACCAGCGCGGCGTTAGCAGCCGGGTTAACGGTAGCATAACGGGGCGACATAACAGCGGCGTTTTCGTTCAGCTTTTGTTGAGCTTGCAGCAGAACCAGCGAGGTGCTGGGAGTGGTGCCGGGGGTGCCAACGCTGTGAAAAATGCTCTTGTAGGCATTCGCCACATCAGCGTCAATTGAGGCCGCCAGTTGGCTGATACGCGGCTTGAGCACACGCTCTGCAAAGTCATCAAGCTGCATGGTCAGTTCAGCGGAGGTGAAATTCACGCCGATGTGCTTTTGGGAGGCAACGGCCAGAGTGGTGAATTGCTCGTTGTCGTCCTGAACTTGCAGGGCGGCACCGTCAGTCACCAGAGCGCGGTCCGGCAGGCGGATACGCAGGGTCGAGCCGATCTTCGCGCCTTCAACGGCGAAAGAATCGTCATATTGACGGTTAACGTTGCGGGTGAGCACCAGGTTGTTCTCGAGGATCTCAAGAGCTTTCCGGGTGATCATGTCGATAGTAAGCAGACTATTTGCCATGATGTTTTCCTAAAAGAAGTTAGCGGTTGCGCTGCGCCTCAAATTTCCGAATTTGCCTTTGCCGTTCTGCTTCGATCCATTCCGAAACGCTCATGTTTTTGGTTGAGCGCGGGTCGGTGGTGTCATAAGCAGTCCCGCCGGTAGAGCGGGCCGTGACGGGCGCAATCGGAGCTGGTGCGCTAGTCGTTTTCTTTGCGGGAGGATTGTCAGACAGTTTGACTTCAATCTTCCCAATTTCTTTGGCTTGCATATACGGCGACAAGCGAGAGATTCTGTCCGCTTCTTTCGGGTTTGTCCCAAGATAATAGGCCAGGTCTGGCCCAATATCAGAAGCCTGAATCGTTTGCGCCATCACGTCAGTGATTCGCAGATTAGGGTTATACGCGACCTGTTCAAAGTCTTCGTATTTGTCCCGCGCCTGCTCTTCTTTCTCGTGATAACTTTCAAGCAACGCGGCTTGTTGTCTTGCCTGTTCCCGTTGAGCGATCAACTCTTCAGCCTTTTGATATGCCAACGCTTGCGCATAGGCTTCCGGGCTTTCAAACTGATCTACAGGGGGCAATTCTGCCGAAGTAGCAGACGTTACCGTTTGCACTTCTGCGTCTCTGCGTTGTTGCTCTCTTTCCCACTTACGCTGTTCTCTTGCGAGCCTTTTGCCAATTAGCGCATCAACTTCTTCCTGACTGAATACTTTGCCAGGCTTTTGTTCTTGCGATTCTTCGGCAACTTCCGGCGACGAAACATCGGGTTCAGGTGAGGCCGTCTCAACCTGTTCCGGCGCGGGTGCTTCCGCTTGTGCTGCGACTTCTTCAGTCATGGTTGATTCCTATGGAATCCCTAGTCATGCGGACTAGTACGCTGTAACTATTATGAATAATAACTGATATTTAATTTGGCGCCGCCAGTTTGTTCAATAAACTTGATTTTATTTAGGTCGCCATCGTATTGAAGAGGCACACCAACAGCAAGCGGCATGCCTACAGAAGCGGTGGGCGCAGTTCCATCATCGCGCCATCTTACGGCCTGGCCTTCAGCAACGATAAGCGCAAAACTAGGCTTTGCATTAAGCCCGCCGCCGTTAGGCGTTACGGCCGGAACCGTAAGCCCTTGAGCAGATGACAATGAAGTGATCTGTTGATAACCAAAAATAGTGGTAACTGCTTTCAAGTTCATTGCCATGTTTAAAATCTCCGAGGCTCAGTAAATGATCTGAGGTTCATGAAAAATTCTACGCTTACATCAGATGGTGCCGGGTCAAAAACCCAGCCTGTGTTATTGCCGGCATCAAAGATTACATCGTCGGCAGATGTCGGAACGACATGCCTTCATAACTCATTTCAAAATCAAGTTGAACCATTTTTTTAAAAAAATTAAAGTTTAGTAACAAAGGCACGAAGAGTTCCACTAGCCAAATCAATGGTGCCCCCTGTTTCATTTTGAAACCTGACGCTTACAGTGTCGGCGGCAGACACATAGGCGGTGACGTTTATACCTTGCAGGTCGCGGCTAAACGAAGCCACAGCATAATCACCAAGAATCGCGCCGGTGACTGTTACCGTGGTTGTTGCGCCTGCTCCATCAGCCAACGATGGCGGGTCGTATGTTGCAGAGCCGGTTAAACGGGTGCTCAATTCCTGTTTGTTAATTTT